GTAGCTGTGTTGGGAACATCATTAAGCGATTCACACAAGAGATACCTATCACAATTCTCAACTGCTATCATAGCCTTAGACCCTGATGCAATGCCCAAAACACTAGCCTTTGCAAAAGAACTACGAGGATATGTAAATGACGTAAAAGTATTGAGACTGAAAGATGACTTGAAGTACGCAGAAGAAGAGGATATAAATAACTTATACAAACTAACCCCAAAGGAGAACCAACATGGAACTATCACTACTACGTAGCCTAATGAATAGAGACTTCTATGAAGACCATAGAGGTGCTAGGTGTCCTGATAGATTGTTTAGCAAAGATGCTAGGACTATCAAGCACACCATAGACAAAGCAATGAGAAAGTATGACAGGGATGTAACCCCTGATGAGTTAGAGGCTCTGTTCTTGTCAAGCAATCCTGCTATGACAACTGCACAGAAGCATGGATACTCTGCATTGTTTAATGACATTAAAAGGCAGAAGCCTATGGGAGCAGACATAGCACAGGATGTGTTAGCGAAACTGTTCCAACAAGTTATTGGGGAAGATGTAGCCAATCTTGGCTTTGACTTTGTCAATGGTACACAGACTAGTATGAAACCATTACGTGATTTGTTAGACAAATACAATGATGACTTCACTCCTGAGATGAAGATAGAATGGGATGATATATCGTTTGATACCTTGATGGCTAAACAGAGTCAGCAGACAAGGTGGTCATTTAATCTACCTGAGTTAGCTAGGAAGGTTGAAGGTGTCAATGGTGGCTATCTAGTAGAGGTAGGTGCTAGACCTAATACAGGTAAGACTAGCTTCCATGCATCTCTACTTGTAGGAGATAATGGCTTTGCTAGACAGGGTGCTAAGTGTGTAGTCTTGTGTAACGAAGAGTCTTATGATAGAGTAGGGTTTAGATATCTGACTGCTTCATCCAACATGGATAAGTATCAGATAAAAGATAATCCTTCAGAAGCTAGGAGTAGATACAAAGTTGTATCACCTTATATAAATATAAAGGATGTGACAGGAGAGGACATGACATGGGTAGAGAGTATGTGTAAGAGTGTTAAGCCTGATGTCGTAGTGATTGACATGGGAGATAAGTTTGCACGTACTGCAGGATACTCAAGACCTGACGAAGCATTAAAAGCAAATGCGATATATGCAAGACAGATTGCAAAACAATATGATTGTGTTATATTCTATATGTCACAACTCAATGCAGAAGCAGAGGGTAGACAGAGACTTAATCAGGCAATGATGGAAGGCTCACGTACAGGCAAGGCGGCAGAAGCCGACTTGATGATACTAATAGGACAACCTGCAAGTGTTGAAGGTGTTACTGACGAATCAACTATGAGGCATTTGAATGTTGTTAAGAACAAAATTACAGGTTGGCATGGCATGATAAACTGCAACATCAACCCACACACAGCGAGGTACAGTGCATGAAACTAACACTAGACGTAGAAAATACAGTAACTAAAAGAGATGGGAAGATGTATCTTGACCCATATGAATCTACCAATAAATTGGTTATGGTAGGTTGTTTAACAGATACAGGTAATGAGTATCTATATAATATGGATATGGATGGCGAGGCACACGTTGGTGTGCAAGAGTTGCTTGACCAAGCTACTATACTTATAGGACATAACATAGCTTATGACCTGATGTGGTTATGGGAATGTGGCTTCAAGTATGAAGGTCCTGTCTTTGACACCATGCTTACAGAGTATATATTACAGCGAGGTATCAAAGAACCTTTGCATCTAAAAGACTGTGCATTGAGGTATGACTTAGAGACTAAGAAGGAAGATACCTTGAAGGAATACTTTGCAAAAGGTTATGCTACAGATGAGATACCTAGACATGAGTTGTCACAGTATCTGTCAGCAGACTTACATGCTACACAGCAGTTATCTGACGAGCAGTACAAGAAACTTAACTCTGTTAAGTATGCACACCTTATGGATACAGTTATACTTACAAATAAAGTATGTAGAACTTTAGCAAGGACACATAGGAATGGTTTTAAGGTAGATGAATCTATGTTAGAGTCTGTAAGAAAAGAGTTTGAGACAGAGAAGCAAGAGATAGAAAGCAGACTATCTGTACAGGTAAGAAATCTAATGGGGGATATGCCCATCAATCTTAACAGTCCTGAACAGATGTCTTGGGTTATCTATAGTAGAAAGCCTAAAGACAAAGCTATGTGGGCAAACGAGTTTGTTCCTCACATGAGCAAGGAAGACTTTAGATATGCAGTCAAAGACAACTCTGACATTGTATATAAAACAAAAGCTGTTATGTGTAAGATATGTAATGGCACAGGTAATATAAGAAAGGTAAGAAAGAATGGAACTCCTTATGCTAATCCCAATAAAGACCCTGCTTGTAATGGTCTTGGTTATAATTTTCATGATGACAGAACTAAGGTAGCAGGTTTAAGATTCAATGCACCTAATGCCAAGTGGGTATCTGCCAATGGCTTTGGTGTATCCAAAGGTAATCTAGATATACTACAAGGTATGGCAAACAGAGCAGGTATGAAAGAAGCTAGTGACTTCTTACAGGACTTGAAGAGACTGTCTGCATTAGATACTTATCTATCTTCTTTTGTAGAGGGTATCAAGTCTCATGTAAAGACCGATGGTATGTTACATGTAAGACTATTACAACATAGAACTGCGACAGGCAGATTTAGTGGAGCAGACCCAAACATGCAGAACATGCCTAGAGGTGGCACGTTCCCTGTTAAGAAGGTATTTGTTTCACGTTGGGAAGGTGGTAAGATTCTAGAGGCAGACTTTGCACAGCTAGAGTTTAGAACTGCCGCATATTTATCACAAGATGAGGTGGCTATCAATGAGATTAAGACAGGCTTTGACGTACATGCTTATACAGCTAAAGTTATATCAGCTTCAGGTCAAAGTACGACTAGGCAAGAAGCTAAAGCACATACCTTTGCTCCGTTATATGGTGCGACAGGATTCGGTAGGACAAAAGCAGAAGCAAAATACTACCAAGACTTTACCAAAAAGTACAAAGGAGTCGCATCATGGCATTCCAGATTGGCTAAAGAGGCTCTAGAAAAGAGAAGTATTACTACACCATCAGGCAGAGAGTTTTCTTTTCCTGATGTAGAGCGAAGAATGAATGGTTCTGTATCACACTTCACACAGATAAAGAATTATCCTGTGCAGAGTTTTGCAACTGCAGATATAGTTCCTTTGATTCTTGTACACATAGAAGATAGATTAAGTTTACTGCAATCTTGTATTGTTAATACAGTGCATGATTCAATAGTGATTGATGTGCATCCTGACGAGACTAACAAAGTTATTTTCCTATTGGATAGCATCAACAAAGACATGAAAGCTATAATAAATCAACAGTTTAAAATAGACTTTAATGTACCTCTATTATTAGAGGCAAAAATAGGTGATAATTGGCTTGACACTAAAGATGTTAGCTGATATAACTATGAAACATTTTAACTTTCTGAAAGGAGAATATATATGACAGAAGCAAACCTAGTGACCATAGACACTAACAATTATGAATCTATGGCAAAGGCTATGGGTATAGCTAACGAAGCAAATGTGGCTGAGAAGAAAACTCCACAGCTACCTAGATTTAGAATTAATCATGCACCCATTATAAATGAGGATGAGATTCTAGTTAAGGGTGGTACGTATAAGTTAGACATACCTGAAGGTCAGGTGTTGTATGGCAAGACTGCCACCATCAGACCTTTCATGCAGAGATATATGTACAAGAGATTTGTAAAGAATATGTCTGCAAAAAAAGGAGAACCTATGGGTATTTATCATAAGACAGTTATGGCTGACTCTCTTAATAAAGACCTGAAGGATAATCAAGGTGGGTTCAACTGTGGTAAACCTGCAGGTTGGATACAAGACTTTGATGCTCTGCCTGATAAAACTAAGGAACTTATCAAGCAGATTAAACGTGTTCGTGTTGTGTTTGGATTAGTTGATTTACATGATGCTGTTGATGCCAATGGTAAGGATGTTAAGTTTGAGACTACCCCATTCATATGGGAAATAGATAATAGAGAAGCATTCAAAACTATGGGTGCTAACTTTACTAAACTTGCAAAGCAAAAGTGTTTGCCTGTTCAGCATAGTATTGCTCTAGCTACTGAGCCTAGAGAACTACCTAATGGTAGCAGATTCTATTTGCCTACTAGCACGTTGAACTTGTCTGAGAAGATTAACCTCTCTGATAAAGACCAAGTTATGTTTGGTGACTTCCTCTCTTGGGTAGAAAACTATAATCAATATATAGTGTCCGAGTGGAGTGAACAAGCATCACAGAACTCTATTGATGATGATATGTCTAATGCTGTTAGCGATATCATTGATGCAGAGGACAGCTTTATCGAAGTGGAAAATGCATAGTGCGAAGCAATAACCCCTTCAAGGTACATGGTATAAACTATCTGTCTCCTAGTAGCATTAATACGTACATTAATGATACACCTATGTGGGTGGCTAGATATTTGTTTGGTGTTAAATCATCAAGTGGCCCTCTCC